GCAACACTAGAAACTTTTCGGATGAAATGGTACCAGAAGGAAAAAAAGGAACAATTTGCGCCACATATAGATGCGGACAAACTTGCAACTGGTAATAGATGCCTTGCATTCCTGTGGTATTTGACCGACGTATCGCAAGGGGGAGAAACGAATTTCGTAACCTTGGATTATAAAAGCCCAGCGAAAAAGGGAAGCCTGTTAATCTTCCCTCCTTATTGGATGTACCCCCATATGGGAGAAGTGCCAATATCTAATGACAAATACATCATTGGCACATTCTTGAGTTTAACAGGGTAATCGTATGATATATATATATAGATGACATGTTGCATATAAATAAGCCGAAAGGAACAGCATAATGAATTACCCTAAAACAACTAAAAAGACTAAATCTGCTAAGACTACGCCTACTACAAAGAAAACTAAAAAGAAAAAGAAAATGATGTACGCATAAAAGGAGTTTTATTATGCTTAGTTTACTAGGATCAGTGTTAGGATTCGGCACTAGTTTTTTGCCTAAAGTCATGGATTTCTTTCAAGACAAGCAAGATAAGAAGCATGAACTACATTTAATGGATAAGCAGTTAGAGCAGCAGATACAAATCGGACAGCAAAAGATGCAGATGATGAATATTACTGCTGATATAGCTGAAACAGAAACACTGCATAAAGAACACTCTAGCATCACTCAGAAATCTAGCCAGTGGTGTATAAATTTGAGTTCTAGCGTTCGCCCGATAATTACGTACTGCCTTTTTATTGAATTTGCAGCTCTTACTTTATCTGTAAATATGGGCTGGATGGATTTGATACAATACGCAACAATATGGAACAGCGAGTTTCAGGCTATATGGGCCGCAGTCGTAAGTTTCTGGTTTGGTAGCCGTAGCTTCAATAGGAAATAGATGGAGTAGTTTTAATGTTACTGCACATCAATGAAGCTGGTTTGGAGCTTATTAAGCACTGGGAAGGGTGGCGAGAGTCCCCCTATCTTTGCAGTGCGGCAAGGGCAACCATTGGCTACGGGTCTACATGGGACTGTGATGGCAATGCTGTTACCCTTGAGCATCCTAATATTACGAAAAAGCAAGGCGAGTATCTGCTTCTCAGAGAAGTGCGACATTCTGAAGCGGCAATTAGAAAACTTGTCAAGACGGAGCTAACAGAGAATATGTTCTCTAGTCTTTGCTCATTTATATATAATGTTGGGTCAGGGAATTTTCAGAAATCTACGTTACGTATGAAGCTAAACCGTGGCCAGCATGAGAGCGCAGCAGATGAGTTTTCAAAATGGGTCAAAGCTGGGGGCAGAAGAAGCCGTGGCTTAGTGCGTAGGCGTAAGCAAGAGCGTGAGTTGTTTTTATTGTAAACAATCAATCTTCTTTTTTCTTAAACCATCCAATAATTAAGTTCAACCAATTAAAATTTATAACACTAGTAGTTGAAAGATCAGTTATGTATTCGCTAGTGTGGTTACTATAATAGTATCTAATACCGATAATCTTTTTTTTAGTCATTATAACTCCATCATTAATTGCGTTTTTATTTTCGCATTATTTTTATACCTAGAAACATTACCTTTAGGATACGGTAATTTTTTATAATTAAGACATTTAGACATTTTTTTTATAACCGTTTTGCTTCCTACAAAATATATATATCTATGTTTAGAAGACCTAATCACCCTGTTATTTGTGTCACCTTTATGATGACGGGAATGTTTTCCATCTCCTGACGCCATATCAGTTCTTTCTTTTGTTGCTCCTGTATAAATCCAATTAGATGCTTGATAAATGTAACCAACATGATCCATAACTGTGTCAGCATACGACACAATTATTTTAGGTTTTGGTAAAAGTTTAAGCGATCTGCTAATTAATATAGATGCGCTGTTTTTTATGTTACTTTCAATTGAAACCCTATTTAACTCTAAAACATTTAGTCTCCACTCTTCACCACAAATTCCTAAACAAAGAGATGGCGATGCTGGTTGTCCATACGTTACTATACCAACAAGATTAGTTTTTTCATATAACCCAAAAGCATACGATACAGAAGGCATTCGTTTTGCATAATGTTTTTTCATAATCCAAGGGTAAGCTTCTGACGTTTTTATTTGCACAACTGCAATAGTCATTCTTTGTCCATCAGACTGCCGTCTATAATATTGCGGCTGGCGGCTATACGCCTTTCCATTGCTGGCAAGCTAGTTTTGCGTTTTGGTAAAATTTTAGGTGTTTTTCGTCCAAAGTATTTATTGGACGTTGGGCTACACTTAAAAACAATTTTTGTTTTTGTCAAAATTGTATTCCAAAGGTTTTTTAAAAACAACATCTTCAAATTCCTTTCCAGATTCTTCAATTAACCTTGACCACATAATTTCTGGCTGTTGTCTACGCTCTGACTTAATTTGTTGAAGTTCTTTTTTAGCTTTAATTATAGCTTTTTCTTCTTTTTCAGCTTTTAATCTAGCCGTTTCAGTTGGCCCTTGGGCCGCATCTTTCTTTTTTTGCCATCTTTCCTTATCTTTTATGCGTTTTTTTTCTCTTTGCTTGGCGCTTATTATTCTCATTGCGTCATCTCCCAATAATCCCAACTATGAATGGCCGCTACAACGGCCAAAATAGCCCCTGCAAGCAGCAATGCTTTAATGTCGGCCATAATGCTTACCGCGTTTTTCAACAACTAAAGCGGCCAGAGCATTTAGGTTGCTTGAGAATAGCTCGTGATTGTTCATCACTCGACGGGCGTTCAACAATTCCCTTCGGATCATGCGATGAAAATCCATTTTGTTAGCTGACACAACAACTTCCCGTGGTGCTGGCGTAAAAGCTTTTTTAATAATCATAAGCTGGCTCCCATACGGTATTCTTTTTCCCATTTAAGATTATTAATTTTGTCGGTTTCAACTATTAGTTCTTCCTGCATTTCTATATTAATGAGCCGCTTTCTTGCTGCGGTCAATAAAGTGATAGCGGTAAAATATGGCATATCAGCTAAATTTTGTAACTCAATTCCTGCGCTCATTTCGGTGCGCTCTTCATTGATCCATTGCTTGGCTAAACTGGTAATAACTGTTTCGTTCGTTTGCATTATTTCTGCTCCCTTTTTTCTACCATTTTAAGTGCCATTTCTTTTGATGGCATCATGTAAATTTCACGACCCTTTTCTATGGTGGTGTCTAAATGTGAGAATGTCCATCCAAGTTTTTCTGCTTTTTCTTTTGTCATTATACTCTCCCAGTTGATGGGGCCGCAGCCCCGTTGTAAACCTAAAAGTTGTAGTCGTAAAATTTGCGAGGAGCTTCAGCGATATTGAAGCGTTGATCATATTTATTCATCCACCCACCGTTTTTGCGAAGGCGAATTCTTTGAACGCTGTTTTCAGTATTTGAAGTGTAATCATAAGCTTGCTCGCCTTGATTAGAGCAGTGAGCGGAAAAACCACCGACATGGAAATCTAATTTTGTTTTCTGTTTGCTGGTGTCCATTGCTCTAACTTCGATGCACTTGTCAGAAACGATGCGAGTGATCTCATATGGCTCTACATCTGAATAACCACAAAAGTTAGCGAATAAATCGGTTGTTGGAATTAAGTTTTGCATTTTTTGTTTCCTTTGCTAATGAGAAGGCCGTGTGTCCATCTCTCCTAATTATAAATATAAAGACTTGCATCATCATTGTCAACAACTTGTTCACAATATTATTAAATAAATAACATATTGTTTACATCTTATTAAAATTATGTAACAACATGTTTTATGAACATAGAAAAATACATTAAATCTAAAGGTTTCCCGCTGGCGACTGCGGCGGCTGAACTTGATGTCACAAGGCAAGCTTTGAATCTTTGGATCAATGGCAAGCGGATCCCCCGCCCAGCTCAGATGAAAAAGATTCAAAACTGGTCAGAAGGTGAAGTGACTGCAATGGATTTTTACAAATGATTGCCGGCATTGACCCTGGCGCAAAGGGTGCGATTGCATTGCTGGACTATGACCACGTTGAAATATTTGACATGCCCATAATTGGAAAAGAAGTAAACGGCATAGAAATCGCATCTATCTTTGGAGAGTTTAGGCCATCCCACATATTTCTAGAGCAAGTGAATAGCTTTGGAATGGGCCGCACAAGTGCCTACAATTTTGGTCAAGGTGTCGGAGTTTTAAAAGGTGTGTTCCAAGCACTTATGATTCCTTACACGTTGGTTACACCTCAAAAGTGGAAAAAATCTTACGGTTTATCTAAAGAGAAAGACCACAGCCGTTTGTTGGCAACGCGCCTATACCCAGATTTAGCGGATAAATTTGTGCGCGTAAAAGATGACGGCAGGGCAGAAGCTTTATTAATCGCCAAATATGGAAGTGAGCAAAAATGAACGGTTTTGAAATGCATGGCATTAAACACTCAAGTATTAGTCAAATAAACAAGTGGATTGGTTGCCCCAGTGCCTGGGTATCTCATTATCTGTTCAACAACAAAGGCGGTGCATCACCAGCCATGTGGCGTGGCATCTTTACGGAACAAGCGGTAGCAGACACGATCACAGGCAAAATGCCGATTGATAACGCGATAGCCAAAGCGATTAACGATTTTGACAATAAGACAATGATGGAATTTGACGATGGATCCTCAATAAAAGAACGGTCAAACATCCAGCCTATGACGGAACTGGCGGTTGAGGCTTTAGAACCGTATGGCGTTCCAGACTTTCCAGAAAACGGTGACCAACATCGTGTGAGCATGAAAGCTAAAGGCGAAGGTTGGGCGATAGAGTTTATGGGCTTCATAGATTTTAAGTTCCCAGAACACGGTCTGATTGTTGATTTAAAAACTACCATGCGGATGCCGTCTACAATGTCAATTGAGCATCAACGTCAACGTGCGTTTTATCAAAAGTCTAGCGGAAACACCGCTGTTAAGTTTTTGTACGTTACTCCCAAAAAGTGCGAGATAAAAGAGGACGGTGACGCTGATGAACTAATGACTGAGATTAAAGCTCATTTGACTAGGCAAGAGGCGTTTTTGCGTTTAGGAGATAAAGAGCTATTGCGGTTAATCGTTCCTGTTGATCCCAGTTCATTTTATTGGCGCGGAGATGAAAATACTCGCCTTGAATTGTTTGGAGTTTAATCATGGAACAAAACGGATGCGGCCTGGACAAGTGCAAATACCATTTTGGAATGGAATGTTTTAAAACGAAAGCAGAAGTAAAAAAATGGGCAATGCCAAATGGCAGAAATTCTCCATCTGATGTAAGTGACGGGAGCAGCCTTTTTGAGTTTCTTTGTTTATCGTTAGAAAGCCATCCAGAACGAGATATTTTTCCACCAGATACGCCAAAGAATTTTTCTAAGCAAAAAAGAGGTGGAGAAGAAACTGGAGAATGGCCTCATTACGGATGGCAACCACAGTGGCCTAACGCAATAGAATCAATTCACCGTTTTGCTTACAGGTTTATTTTTGATTCTAACCCTCAAAAAATTATTCGATTTAAATTATTGCGTGATGCAATCAGGGAACAAATGGACGATGTGCGGCAATCATCTATTGACCAAGGGCTAGATCACGTTCATCACGAGCCACCTTTTTTGGATGTTGTTAATGAATGGCTTAAATTAGAAAACATTACTTTGCTTGATATTGAATTTAAGAGAAATGCTAACGGCAGGTTTTTTGCTTCTGATGCTTTAATGAAAAGATGGGAAGTTTTTCACAATCACAACACAACATTAACAGCAATGAGTGAGGCCCAACACCATGAGAGACACAGAGAAATGAAAAAATAGTAATTTAACATTTGACTATAGTTAACAAATTGTTTACAACAACTAAGCCAACAACGGCAAAACAACAAAACAAGGAAAACAACATGTACGATTTTGACGAAGGCAATCAAGGCGGTTCCGCAGAAGGCCCATTCTTAAACTGGCACGCAAGGGAGCAAACGGTTGGCAAAATGCCTTCTCGTTCTTTTAGTTTGCGCTCAGAAGATGGAGCCGAAAACGTAACAGAAAAGCTAAAAAAATCTGTTGCTTTTGATATTGATACTTTGAGAACGGGTTGGTGCTTTAGTAATGGAACGCCTGGCGTTGCTCCTGAATGGGTTTGGAACACAACCCCAGCTAGGTTTGACCAAGCGCAACCAGCGGATCGAGGCGAAGACCGTTGGAAAAAAGGTTTTTCTATTCGCCTTGCTGTTGGCAAAGACCAACCAGCTACATGGTCACAAGCTGGTTCTGGAGCATGGGCTGGTTTAGTATCTCTAATGCAAGCCGTTAAAGCTGACGGTGGCAAAGGTGAGACTGCCGTTGTTCATATGTCAGATGTTCAGGAAATTAAATTTTCTAAAGGCAGTACTTCTGCACCTGAATTTACTTTTAAAAAATGGGCAGATCGTCCAGATTGTCTAAAAGAGCAAGCTGAAGCTGCGCCTGTTGTAGAGGGTGACGAAGAGTTTTAGATCTTTTGGTGGGTTGATTCGTACCCGCCCCGCTGAAAGGGAAATTCGGGGTTGCCGTCATGGTAGCCCCGAAAAACCCTAAACATTTTATCAAAGGGTACGACCTTATGGATAACTGGAAAATTTTACCAACTACATTACGGTCTGCGCTTCCACTTTTAATAGATACGCATTACGCAAGGCGCACTCCAAGCGTTAGTTACTGTTTTGGGTTGTATATAAAAGATAGACTTGAGGGTGTTGTAACTTTTGGAACCCCACCAAGTGCAACATTAAGGTCTGGTATATGCGGTGGAAAATGGGCAAGCAATGTTTTGGAACTTAGCAGATTAGTATTTAAAAATAATTACAAAAACAGCGGTAGCTATTTAATTTCACGAGCTATGAAGAAGCTTCCTTCTCCATCTGTTATTGTTAGTTTTGCAGATATAGCGCAAAAACATACTGGATTTGTCTACCAAGCGACAAACTTTTTTTATTGCGGGTTATCGGCCAACAGAACAGATTGGGCAATTCGGGGAAAAGAACATTTGCATGGACAGACAATAGCGGATGAATTTAGGGGTGTTGCTAATAGATCGGTTGCAATGCGAGAAAAATATGGAAAAAATTTTTATTTAAAACCACGGTCTAGAAAGCATAGGTATATATTTTTTATTGGAAGCAAAAAAGAAAAAAAATTTATGTTAAAAGATTTACGTTACGATATTCTAGATTATCCAAAAACAAACACAGATATTTAAAGGGTACGACCTTATGAATAGATATGAGACTTATGCAGAAGAACTGGCAACTCTAGGTTACGATGTAACTCCGTTAAATGGTAAAGTTCCTATTCTTAAAGCATGGCAAACTAGGCCAGAAGCTGCTAAAGATTACGCCAAGCATGGCAACAGCAACATTGGGTTACTATGCGGTGGAATCCACAACATCGTTGCTGTAGACATAGATGTTAAAGACCCTGCAACGGCTGAAACAATTCGTAACATTGCGATTGATCAACTAGGTTTTGCTCCAGAACGAATCGGCAACGCCCCAAAGACGTTGTTTGTTTTTAAATGTTCTGAGCCGTTTTATAAAACTA